CAGTAGGTCCAGCCGCACGGCGGCTGCTTGCGCGGAGCGTAGTCGCTGTCTACCAGCTCGCGGCGCTTGAGGTGCGCGAGGGCCATCAACACCAACCCCCGGTCCATGCCGGGCAGAACTTCGCACAGCCGCTGCGTCGAAGCGCGCCCGCCCTCGGCCCGCAACGCGTTCGACACGCGCTCGATTGCGGTGTCGCGCTTCATCGCCGGGCCTCGCGGCGCGTCGCGGCGACCGGGTCGAACGCGAGGCGCTTGGCGCGCGCGATGCGGAAGGCTTCGAGTTGCCGGGCCGCAGGCAGCCGCTGGCGGCGCTTCCAGTTGGAGATGGCCTGCGGCGTCGTCGAGAACGCGCGGGCGGTGGCGTAGGTGCCGCCGAGGGCAGCGATGAAGTCGGTCAGGGTCATGTCTCGACGGCTACTACACGCGCGGTGTAGAGGTCAAGCACACAATTTCGCGGAAAGCGCTTGCGCGGGTAAAGCGATGGTGTATGTTCCCTCTGGTCCGGGTGGTGCCGGGCAGCAACCAGGAGGGACAAAAGATGCTTCGCGACGAGAACGATCACGGCGAGAGCTACGCGCACACGCGCGACTACTACGACTTCATCGAGGCGAGTTTGCGCCGCCTAAAGCGCGCCGAGACGCAGGCGATGAACAAGATCGTCGCCGCGCTGGAGGAGCTGCGCGAGGTCACCGAGCGCGAGTGGCAGGAGCCCTCGGGCTTCACCGACGCGCAGGACGCGCAGGCCAAGCGCAACTGGCGCGACGCCCTGCTCAACGCCGACACGCTGATCGGCGAGTTCACCTTCGAGGCGCGCGACGCGCTTCAGGCCGCGCTGGAGGAGTGAGAACCATGATGACCGACGTCGAAAACGCCGAGCGCAGCCTCGCCGACCTCGCGCTGCTTCGCCGCCGCACCTGCGATCAGGTCTGGGAGATCCTGAACGCGGTCGCCAAGGAGGTCGAGGAGATCAACGCGCAGCACTACAACTGCCGCGCCATCTCCGAGAGCGAGTTGCGCGACATCCTCTACACCGCCGAGATCCTCGTCGAGCGCCTGACGATCCCGACCGAGCGGTTCATCCGCGACGACGCGACGCCCGCCGAGCCCTTCGACGGCGACTACCCCGATTGGCTGCGAGGTGACCGATGAGCCCCCTCTGGCTGCAGGCCCTCATGGGCCTCGTCCTGGCCGCGATCATGGTGCTGGCATGAAGCGCTTCCCCGCCGCCCCCGCGATCCCGCAGACGCCCGGCGTCCTGCGCGCTCGCATCCAGTTGCGGGTCGAGCTGGCCCGCGACCTCAACCCCGACAGCATCGGATACCTGCTGGCGCATCAACGGATCGCGGAGCTGGAGCGCCAGCTCGCGGCGCTGGAGTGTCACCGATGACCACCGAGAAGCGCAAGCTGCTGCGGGTCTACCGCAGCATGATCAAGCGCGCGGCTCACGCCCCGCGCGGTAAGAAGGCGAGCCGCCTCGCCGCCCTGCGCGGCTGGGTCCACCGCCAGATGAAGAGGGAGATCGACAAGTGATCAACGACGGCATCCACAACGACGTCTCGTTTGAGGCGTACCTGAGCGCCGAGGCCTTCGCGGCCCCGGCGGTCAGCGGATCGGACCTCGTCGCATACGAGACCGAATGCCCGGCCCACGCCCACGCCTTCTGGCGCGGCAACCCGGCCAGGTTGCATCGCGAGCCGAGCGCGTCGATGGAGTTGGGGACCGCCGCGCACTGCTACATCTTGGAGGGCGTCGAGGCCTTCCACCAGCGCTTCTCGGTCAAGCCCGAGGGGCTCAATCTCTCGACCCGAGAGGGCAGGGCTTGGCGCGAGGAGCAAGGCGACCGGCAGATCGTCAGCTTCTCCGACCACATGCGGATCGTCGGGATGCGCGAGGGCCTCATGCGGAACGCCGACGCTCGCCGCCTCCTCGAGGCTGGCGGTCGCGCCGAGGTGACGATGGTCGCGAAGGACGAGGAGACCGGCCTGACGCTGCTGTGCCGGCCCGACCTCTACATCTCGCGCGCCGGGCTGGCGGTGAACCTCAAGACCACCGCATCGCCCGCGCCGAACTCCTGGCGCAAAACCGCCGCCAATCTCAGATACGACCTCGGGGACGCGATGTTCCGGCTGGTCGCCTCGACGCTCGGCATCCAGCGCCCGAGCCATGCGTTCATGGTGGTCGGCAACGACGAGCCCCACCTCGGCTACGTCGCCGCCTTGTCCGCCGACGCCGCGAGCGCCGCCGACCAGCAGCTGCGCCAGATCCTGCGTCGCTTCGCGAAAAGCGTTGCGCAGAACAACTGGCCGGGCTACACCGATGGTGTTGTCGAAATCGGCCTGCCGCAGTGGGCGGCCAACGAGATCAACGCATCCATCCAGAGGGAGTACACGAAATGACCAACGTCACGAACCTTCCGACCGCCACCGCGCCGCGCGCCGTCGCCGTGGACTTCTCGGACCCCGTCGCCGTCTACCTCGACAGCGACATCTTCGGCCAGCTCCAGCGCGTCGCGAAACTGATGTCGAGCGCCTCGCTCGCGCCCGCGCATCTGCGCGGCGAGGGCAAGCTGGGCGATTGTTTCCTCGTCGCGGCGCAGGCCTTCCGCTGGCGCATGGACCCGTTCGCCGTCGCGCAGCACACCTACGTGCTGAGCGGCAAGCTCGGCTACGAGGGCAAGCTGATCGCCGCCGTCGTGAACGCAAGCGGCAAGCTGCAGGGCAGCCTCGACTACCAGTACAGCGGCGCTGGTGACCAGCGCCAGGTCACGGTGCTGGGCAAGCTGATCGGTGACGTCGCGCCGCGCGCGGTCGTCGGCACGGTTGGCGGCTGGAAGACCAGCAACGAGCAGTGGAAGAAGAACACCGACCAGATGCTGGCCTATCGCGGTGCGCGCGAGTGGGCGCGGCGCTACATGCCCGAGGCCGTGCTTGGCATCCACGCCGACGACGACCTCGCCGCGCCGTCGAGCGTGACCATGCGCGACATCACGCCGCCCTCCACCCCCCTCGCCGCCGTCAGCGCCGCGATGGACGCCCTCCTCGAGGCCACCGAACAAGAGGCCGACAACAACGCGCCGGCCGCGTCGGATGCGGAGCCTTCCCCCTCCGCAGCCTCCTCACCAGAGGCCCCGACCGGCGCAACCCTCACGCCCGAGCTCGCCGAGCGCGCCCGCGCCATCGTCGCGGCGATCCGCAAGGCGGCGAGCGTCAAGGACATCGACAAGATCATGCTGGCCCAGCGCGGTAACCTCGAAGACATCTGGGTCGCGTCGCCCAACGCGCATGAGCGCATCATGGAGGAGAGCCGCCGCCGGGTGGCGGATCTGGCTGGTTGAAAAGGGAGGTTCAGATGAACGCGTTCACGAAGCAAGAGATCGTCACCATCGCCGCGCCGAAGTTCGAGCGCGCGCAGTTCGAGATCGTCGGCACCGCGCCGCTGGTCATGGCCGCCTTCTCGGAGAAGGCGCGCCAGAAGATGCGCGAGAAGCATGAGGCCGGATCGACGGCGAAATCGAAGAAGGAGCGCGAGGCGCGCGACTTCGCGGCTGACTGCGAGGCGGCGCTGCACCGCCTGGAGGATGGCACCATCGGCTTTCCGGCGTCGGCATGGCGCGCGGCGATGATCGATGCCTGCCGCCTGGTCGGCTTCAAGATGACGATGGCGAAGATGTCCGTCTTCGTCGAGGCGGACGGACTCGACCTCGTCAGCGGACAGCCGCTGGTGCGGATCATCGGCGACTACGAGCAGCACGTCGCTGCGACGCGAAACCAGACGGGCGTGACCGATTTGCGCTCCAGGCCGATGTTCCGGCGCTGGAGCGCTACGCTGCGAGTGCGCTGGGACGGCGACCAGTTCAGGGTCGGAGATGTGTCCAACCTGCTGGCCCGCGCCGGAATGCAGATCGGCGTCGGAGAGGGGCGTCCGTTCAGCCGCGAGAGCTACGGGCTCGGTTGGGGCACGTTCGAGGTGGTGTCGTGATGTCCCGCTGGGAGCGCGAACTGGAGGAAATGGCGCGAGAACTTGGCGACAAGCTCACGCCGGAAGCCGTCGTGGATCGGGCGCGCAGCCCCAATTCGTCGCTGCACTCGATGTTCGATTGGAACGACGCCGAGGCTGCCGAGAAGTATCGGCTGCTTCAAGCCCGCGGGCTGATCCGCCGCGTGGTCGTTCATCTGGAGCCGCACAAGCCGAACGAGCCGCCTGTGCGCGCCTATCTCAACGTGGATCGGGGATCGCGCGAGTACGTCGCGGTCTCGGTGGTGCAGTCGTCGCCGGAAGCGACGCGGGCGGTCATCGCGCATCTGCTGACCGACCTGCGAAGCGTCCAGGCGCGGCTGTTGCGCTACGCCGACGCGCTTGACGCCAGCGACGAGCTGCGCGCGAGCATCGACAAGTTTCTTGCGCGCAACGAGCGCAAGAAGCGCGCCGGGTAAGGCAAGGCGTGGTTGGGCTTGGTGTGGTGGGGCATGGCAGGCGAGGCACGGCTCGGCCAGGCAAGGCCAGGCGGGGCGAGGCAAGGCAGGCGTGGCATGGCCGGACGCGGCCGGGTATGACACGGCACGGCGCGGCAAGGCAGGCACGGCGAGGCTGGGCGGGGTACGACGAGGCAAGGCAGGCTAGGCGGAGCGCGGCCCGGCAAGGCGCGGCGGCGCAAGGCAGGCGAGGCGCGGCGCGGCG